TAGATTCTGACTGTAGTGATCCGCCGCTTCCAGTAAGGATTTCATCTGCCCGCTCGAAAGCATCTTTGATACCTATCCCTTCCTTCTCCATAATAACATCTATTGCTGTTCCCCCTTTGCCACAAGTGTGGCAGAAATACAAATTACCATACGTATCAATCACTGCAGAGCGTCTAGTGTCGTGGTGTATGCAACACTTAACCGATACGTTCTTTCCTTCCTTCACCTCGCCACCGAAGTAGCGAATGATAACTGCTATGGGGATTGTAGTTGCATCAACGGAGCCTTTTCGTTTCGCTTTACGAACCATCCTGGACCAGTCTTGTGCTGGCATCCGCAGTCTCCCTCACATTTGTCGTGGAATGATTTAGATAGAGCAACCTTGCTTGCTTGATTATAGGTTGCAGCTATAGTGCAGTCGTGACAGATCATTGTCTTTCCTCTAACCATTGGTCCAGACTCTGGATTACCCAGGTCTGTTCGATACCTTTACGCTTACGCTTCCATAATACATAATGGAACGGAACATCTATATTCCTAGCCCTAGCATAGTTCTTTGCTTCTACTTCTACCTGCTTCCAAAAGTTATCTAACTCTAACCTTGCTGTGTTCTTACACTCAAAGAGATACGTACCACCACCGACGATGACAGCAACATCACCTTCGTCGTGACGCCCAGCAAGTCTGAGTCTTTCTACTGTTACGCCAAGAGAGCGGAACCATTTCATAACATCAAGCTCGAACTGTGAACCCTTGGTCTTGTTATATTTAGGACTAGGCAATTCCACGCACCGCCATCTCAATACCTTCTTCCAAAGTAATCTTCGGTTCATAGAAGGATAACATCAAATCATTATTAGACACTCTGTGCATACACCCGACAGGCTTATCAGGTCTGGTCTTAATCTCACCTTCATAACCAACTGCATCCATACACAACTGTGCCAGTTCTAGGAATGATGTAGACCTACCCCAGCCTAGATTAACTGGACCAAGTGATGGTGCTTCAAGTGACATCATTACTGCGCCAACAATATCTCTGATGTGTATAAAGTCTCTGGTCTGTGTGCCTGGTCCCCAGACTTCAAACGGATCAGCCTTTGACAAGGCTCTCTTGACATACATCGGGAATGGATAGTTCAAGTCTTGGTCTGTTCCATAACCACTGAACGGTCTAAAGACATAGACATTCTCAACAAAGGATGCAAGATATTCTCCGATGAGTTTAGATGCACCATAAGTCATATCAGGCATAGACATATGTTCCCAGCAGGACATAGTCTCTTTCAGTTTGACGTGTCTTGCCTCAGTCTGCAGTGATACAGGATAAGCAGCAGAGCTGGAGAAGTAGACTACCTTCTTAGGTTTAGTCTTGAGACACCACTGAAAGAACTCAGAGTCAATACTGAAGTTATCAGCCACTGCAAGTGGACGACCCTCGATGGACTCACGTCCACCCACAATAGCTGCTAGATGAATAACTAAATCATATTGGAAATCAACAGACTTGAAGAAGTCTCTGCAGTCAACGCCATCTTTGATGTCAACCATAGTTGTATCCCATTTGTCTTTGACAAGATAATCCATAAAGTATTGCCCAACAAAACCTAAGCCACCAGTGACTAATACTTTCTTCACTGTCCCACCTTCATCATCACTTTGATGGCATCTGCTTTCAGTTGATGCACACAGTATTCTCTGAAGGCCTCAGCATCGTGGTCACCAATCTCATTGGAGTTGACCTCGATATAGCCAGCATCTACCTTAGATTTACCTGCCATATAGTGCATATGTTCAATGATGACATCAGGGTTATAGTCTAAACATCCAAGTACTTGACCAAACAACTTCCAGAAGTTATCCATATACAGGTGAATCAATCTGGGTGGTGCAAAGAAGCCAAGTTCTTTGCTGATATTGGTAGAGATCATTACTGCAGTAGGTAGGTTCTCACCTTGGAATAGGTCATTACCGTAGGAGATACCAAAGCCACGCTTGCGGATAGGTTCATATAACTTCTCATCCCAACCATCGGTTCTTACCAAGTGGTCATCACCCATAAAGCTGATAGTCTCGTACTTATCCTGATACTTCTTGACCAGCAGGTTGAGAGTTCCATTCATACGGATGCGTGGGTTCACATCACGTATTACTCCATCAATCTCTGGATAGTTATCAGCATCATCGTCATCTAGCCCGATGAGAAAATCTGAGATAGTGCTGTGCTTCTTCAAAGCATCAAAGGCTGTCTGTGCCTTATCAGGCCTGCCTCGTGCTGGAATTATTACTAGGTTTGTATTCATTAGTACACCACCTGTGGGTTAGATCGTCTAATCATTCTGCCAACATCATTAACATCACTTATCTGACAGGTTGCAAAGTTGACAAAGAGTGGAACGTGAACGTCAGCATTGGCATACATCGGTCCGAAGCGGTTCTTTACTGGCGATACTCGCAAGGTTCCTTCTGTTGGCGAGTAGCCAAGAGTTAATATCAGCGAAGGTAATTGACTTACCTTGCCGTGAATTGCACGTCTTCCTGGTGGCATAGTAGGTGGTCCATACTCAGTAGCCTCAGAGACGTGGTGTAGAACTAGCACACAGGCTTCAGTCTTTCGAGCCATATCGTGTAGCTCCATCATTATCTGACGCAAGCCAGCCCACTCATTATCGGTCTCTGCTGCAACGTTCATCAGGTTATCGATAACGATTAACTCTGGTGTAATTCCATAGAGTTCGATATAAGCCTTGATTTCCATCTCGATATCATCGAGTGACGGATTAGAATCAAAGACCCACTGGATATGAGAGATGCCTTGCATCTCATCATTGTAGACACGAGGGTTGTCGTGTAGATTTTTTTCTACCATAACTTGTCCGTGTCCTGATAGGTGGGCTGCAGCTCGCATCATCACCGTAGCGGTGTCTGTATCTGCAGAGAAGAAAAGCGTAGGCACCTTAGCCTTAATAGCATAGATTAAAGCAAACATAGATTTACCCGCATTGGGTGCAGCGGCAACCATACACACTTGTCCTCTGCGGAACTTAATCTGTTCTTTACTTAAATCTTCCCACACTTCAGGCAGAGGTTCTGCCTTGATGGTGGTATTGCTCCAAGCCTGGGAAAGCCTAAGCACTTTTCTCCTCTTTCAGAATTATATTTCTTCTTCGACGAATCGCTTTGCGATCTGATTCAGTAAGTCCTCCCCAGATACCATAGCGTTCGTAGTTAATTCCCCACTCTGCACAATCATTTCTATGAAGACACTGTTGACAGATACTCTTAGCTTTAAGAGTTTCGTAGGTAAGTCCTTGTCCGACTTCGGGGAACCAGACATCTCCATTTCCGACTTGTGCACATAGCGGAGCCTCGTATTCACGCGGCTCTCGCATACGCTTACCTCACGTATATGTTTTTGCACTTGTCAGTTGCACCCTTTGGTGCCTGACAGAAATATCCCTTCCAAGGACCCTTGTCTCCCACACCTTCGCGGTATTTCATAGGTCCGTGATTGCAAACATTGCCAGCGGAAGCAGATGGTGCTGGTGGATTTGCTCTATCATCAAGCGGGTTCAGCGCAGCAGGTGCTACTGGAGCACGATTGTATACGGGCGCAGTAGGTGTAAAGCTGCCGAATGATTGGCTAACGCTTCCAATGAGGGCTGAAAAGTCTTGCGCTGCAGTGAGCAGCGATTCAAGTTCCTCTCTACTTGTAGCATAAAGATTGATTAAGGTACCGTCGGTAGCCTTGAAGTTGACTTGCAACTTTGTGTTATCTGGTGCTGCCATTACTTATTTCCTCCAGTGTGCTTGATTGAAAGCCTAGTGCTTTCTTTGCCTTGCTTAGTCGGTATGAAGCCTAGTGCTTTCTCCACCGCTTCTTTATCGACTGTATTTGTTTGGACTGCTGTCCATTTGATTTCAAATCCAGAGTGTGTCAAGCCCGTAACACCTGAAAGATTTTCCTTCAGATTATCTTTACGTTCTTCCAGCTCTTTGATTTGTCTATCAATCTGCAGATACTCAAGTGCTGTGGTATCTACATCTCCGCTGTCAATCAGCGGAAGATCAGTTTTGGTATGTTCTTTTTTTATACCAGCGCATCCAATCTCACCTGATGCGTCATAGTATTTGCAGTAAAACTTACAGTAGTTCTCATCTCGCTCTGGTCCTGGAATCTCTTTGGCTTCCTTGATAGCAGCAAGCCAGTTCAGCGCCTCCAGCGCGATTGATTCATCATACGGTTCTGAGTGAACCTTAATATCTCTTTCATCTCCATCTCTTGGGATGGCTACCAAATTGACAGTTCTGGGCTTCCCCACACCAGACTTTTCAATAAGGTAGCCATAGGTTTGCACCTGCCAGCGTTGTTGTAACGTCGGAAAATAGGAAAGGTTTTTAGCCTTGACCGTCTTCCAATCGATGACGTCTCCCGTGTCCGATATGAAGGCATCAACGTGGGCTTTCATCCCGTTATATTCAACAGTGGTCTCAAGCATTATGGAGTTGTCACCAGCAAAAGCAGATTCGATTGCTGAGTGTATGGCTGTACCCATTATGGCTGCCAGCTTTAACTCATTCTCATTAGTCTCTGGCTGGTCGTTGAGTCGATACCAAACCTTACGGCGGCATCCACCCAATTCTGATGGACCGATCTGCACCTGTGTGCTACGCGGTCTGTTGTTCTCTTTGGCGTGTAACGCCTTGATTAACTTATCTTTGATATCAGTCATTCTTATGTGCTCCGTGATTAAAGAATAGAAGTAATCCAAGCATTACAAAATAACATATCAATGCTACCCAAGCTAAATCCATTTGTGCCACCTCGTAATCGTAATGTTAAAGAATAGAAAACTCAACTGAAATACTGAAGCCTCTTTGATTCCTTCAGGATGTGTCAGCAGGTTGTAGTAATCAAAACCAAGAGCAAAGTTACTGATGTAATAACGATTGATATGAACTGTATACCTACCGATATCTGTCTGCATTACTTGCCCCTTTCTTGTATGACGCACTGTATAGGAGGGCAGGTGTTGATATCAAGCATCGATGCAATCTCAACAGAACGTCGGGCGTGTTGCTCTACATTGCCAATAGTGAGACGAGTAACGCGGTCATAGAGATAACCCATAGCAAACTGACCACCAGTACCAAGACCGTAGATACCGTGATCCGACGCGATGAACGATAGGTCACAAGCGATATGAAATAAATTACCATCAAACGCAATGAGGTAATCAAATCCTGAATCTTTATCTTTGGTCGCTTCCCAAGGTTCATAGCTGTTCTCCTTAAAGGCCGTGAGTATGGACGGCATAACTTTCTTACCCATAAAGGCAACGGGATCTTCGCCTTTGTACGTCGGTGGTTTCCAGTTGTAAGCCAAGATGTCACCAGGACGAGAGTCACCGACGATGCCCAGCAGGTACTTACCGATGTGGAGAATCTTCGGAGTAGCAGTGCTGATGGTCCGAAGATTGTCTTCGGTGATTTGACTATCTGCCGCCAGGCAGAGACTGTCTTCTAACTGGATTCCAACGAGGGTGGTCATAGTTGGAAAATCTTATACGCCTATCGGCGTGTCGCCCCTGCGACACTCCCATCGGTGATTAAAATATGAGCCGTAGGCGAATTACTAATACGGGCGCCAGTGCGCCCAGCGCCCGTTATAGATGCGCCCTTGGGGGCGCAATAATAGCAGCAGGCGCCCGATGCAGAAAGGCGCCTGATAGAATGCGTCTCCGTCTACCAACGCTGCGGAAAAATAAACTACCGCCGATTACAGCTTCTGACCTTCGAGACATCGGACCGACGCATCAATGCGTCTGCGGTTGTACTGTCTTTAATACCTACGTCCAGTTTGAGAAGTATGAAATCTGTTGGTATGCACTAGATGTGCAATGTGCTAACTGCGGTAATTTACTGAAAGCTCCCTGTCCATTGGATGACCCAGAGGCAGTATGAATTTAGTGCCAATAACACTTAAAACAGCAAATGAATTTATAGCAAAACTTCATCGACATCATAAACCAAGCCGAGGACATAAATGGAGTGTTGGTCTTGAATTAAATGGAGTATTGATAGGGGTAGCAATAGTCGGAAGACCAGTTGCTCGTCTGTCTGATGACGGTAAAACAGCTGAAGTTACTCGTCTTTGTACCGATGGAACTACCAATGCTTGTTCTAAATTATATGGAGCTTGTGCCCGTATAGCAAAAGAAATGGGATATAAAAAGATACAGACATATGTGCTTCAATCTGAACCTGGAACTAGCCTTAAAGCGTCTGGTTGGAAGTTAGAAGCAATAACATCTGGTGGTCAATGGAAACATACCGACGGAAAGCCTAGAAGAACAGACCAACCAACCGAGCCAAAACAAAGATGGGCTAAGGTATTGTGAGAGAACAGGAACTCTTTGACTATCTGAAGGAGAGTAGATTTCCCGACCTTGTTAGATCAGAGTCCACCTTCGATTCCTTTGACTGCATCTCTGAAGAACACGCTTTATACATCGAACTTAAATGTAGACATACCCACTACCCAGAACTGCTGATTGAGAAGTCTAAGTATGACCGCCTCATTCTTGAGGCTAAGTTCCGAGAAATGGAACCTTGGTATATCAACTCTACGCCTGCTGGTAAGTGGGGCTTTGACCTATTCAAGGTACCTGAACCATTCTGGGAAGAACGCTGGATGCCTACTACGACAGAGTTCAAGGACACTAGAAAGAAGATTAAAGTCGTCGGATTCCTTCATACCGACTACTCTCTGCCTATGTAAACAGGTGTAAGTTGACTTTGAGTTGAGGCGTTTTCAGACGCCGACCCACATTACCCTACTACCTTCGCCTGAAAGTGGCTGAAATCCCCCTTAAAACCCCGTTAAAAGGGTGTTCTAGAGCCTGCCTATAGACAGCAAAAAAGACCCCCATTCCCAATTAAGGGAACAGGGGTCGTATGTGCCTCGCTGCTTTACGAACTACTTCTTCTTAGCGCCTCGTCCAAACTCTGTGGCAGATGGGTCAAGCCACTTCAGTACTGGGCCAAGGAAGCCTGCAAGTGCTGCAGTTCCTAGCTTCTTTGGATCTGTCTCACCTGCAAGGTAGAGCGCTACCGCAGCAGATGCTGCAGCGCGGAACCAGGAGAGCAGAGCCGCCTTTAACTTCTTATCCATTAGTCCTCCTTTGGACTGGGTATTTCTTTCTTCTTGGGCCTTCGACCCAACTTCGCCCGTAGGTTGTAACCCTTGGGTTTATCTTCTATCCACCAGAACCAGTCAGCAGTATTGCCAGCGTGGTCAGGGTGAATAGAAGCGTGAAGGTGATGATTGTGCTGATTACTACCAGTGTACTTGCGGTTACCTTCCTTCTTGCGCTCTTTGCTCCAGATGCGCCCTTTGAAGATAAGATACGTAACGCGCTCATCCTTCTTAAGGATTTCAAAGATGACATTGCAATCGATTCCATTCTTCGGATCGTGAGTTAAATCAACTGCTAGACCTGTGTTGTGGTCTGAGTTTGGGTTCTGCTTGATATGCGCTCTGCTGGGCAGAAGTCCGTCAGAGGCTTTCTTTCTCTTCGGTGCAAGGGCAGTTGCTTGTCGGAGGAGTGCAATCGCAGCAGGGCTTGCCTTCTTTGCTATCTTGATTTTCATTCATTTCCTCAAAGCTTCCTTAACTAATTCGGTGAGTAGGTCAACCTTGTCTTCCAATGCATTGACCTTGTCTTTTAATGATGACCCGCCATTGGGCTTAAGTTCTGTTAGGTAATGCTTTACCAGCCATCTCACCGCTGCTGCAAATGCAGCGACGATAGTTGTTATTGCTACGGCTAATCCAGCCCAGTCAGCAGGGGTCATCTCTGGCTCCTTATAGTGATCGTATTGTTACCATCAACATTCCACCAAAGCCTGAGAATCTCTTATCGCTTGGTGTTCTATTGATGAAGTCCATCTCTTCAATCAGTCCGATGTAAGTTTCACCCGTCCTGAAATCTTCTACTCTGACTGTATCGCCAGCATTTTCTATTGTTTCTAGTGCAGACATTCTTGCCCAAGCAGAACCGTCGTAACCTACTTCTACTCCGAAGTGGTCTGTCTCGTGGTCGTAGCAGAGAACTGGATATTGAATCAGACGCTGACGTGGTACTGCAGGCAGAGCCTTGACTTGGTAACCAGTAAATAGTGGTGACAAAGTACTATCACCAGTAGCACGAGTCATCGTGAACTTGAATCCAAGATACTCGTGAGCACCTGTTGGGTATGGAATACCTACTTCAGTGATAGATGAATCTTCTAAGAAGTTTGCAATGGTGTAGGTAGTACCATTTTCAGCAATAGATTGGATAGATAGACCACCATCGGTGGAATCAAATCGTGGAAATAGGAACTTAAAGACTTTATTCTCAGTGGTGTTATATCGGATATAACCAGTCTGCAGGTAGCCACTTGCTACCTTGACTCCGTAAGATTCAATCCATACTCCATCACCAGGAACTGTAAATGCCACACGATCTGTAGCTCCAAGAAATGCTACAGAGTTAGATACTGTAGTTTCACCAGAGGCATAGACATCCCAAGCGTAAGCAAAGATGAGGCTATTGGCTTCTATAGGACTTGATAGGTCGATGCGAACAAGACCTGATTCAGAACCAACGGTGGTTGATACATAGGCAAACTTATCTCTGAAGATAACATCAGTGCATTCACCTTCAAAAAGCAATGGTCCGTAGGCCACATCTCCATCGGCAGATAGCACTGCTATTCGCACACCTTTATTGGTGCAGAGAACTCCGTAGGTTCCAAGGTAAGTATCGAAGGTGTTGATGATTTCACCTTCAGGTAAGTCAACGGTGACTGTTGGTACATTTAACTCTGGAAATCCAAGAGAGTTAGAAGCAGTCAGGTCAAGAGTAATCTTGTAGATAGATGAGTTCTTGCGGCTATAGCCACCAACATAGATAGCAGCAGGACCTTCTGAGATAGTGGTCCAAGTCCAATCTGTCTGTGGATGGGTATAGAAGGCAGCAGGCATAGCGCCACCGCCAGTATGGGCAGGATCTAATTCACGTAGAGCGTTATTGACTGCAGCAATAAGGCGTTGCTTGACATATCTAATGCGAGCATTTGTTGTGCTAGATGCAGCATAGATTTCAGTATCGCTAGTGGTACCACCGATATTACCGCGATGGATATGAGTAGAATTGATAAACCAGTATCTAGTTCCATCAGTTGTTAAGTCATAGATGGTAGCTGGAGTTCCTGCTTGAGTATAGGTAGATGAGGTAGCAGTATCGCTACTCATTGTTACTTTCTTCAGAGCAGTTCCATCTGCAATAACGAGGCAGTCATCAGTTCCATCATTAGCACCGATGATGATAGGAGTATTTGCAGAACTTAGACAGCGCACTGTTGAGTTCAACAGGGTTGCCTGTCCTTTGGTCCAGATATCAATACCTTTAGATTCAGTAAACTGGAAGCGTAGACCTTCATCCTGAAGTGGTTCAAAGAACTTGATACCTGCTCCTTGATGGAAGGATGATTGGCTTCTCACCCACCAGCCAGTAAGAGTTTGTTCTCCAGCCTCTCTAGTCTGGTCAATCTGTTGCTTACGATACTGAGCCGTGACACGGCGATAAGGTGATTCATCGGATGCTGCTATAAAGAATGGTTGTCCATTGATAGCAATATCGTAGGCTTCTGCAGTAGGAGAATATGAAACTGTATTCGACGGGTTAGAAATAGGTACGGGGATACCCTCTGTAATGTCGTAGTCGACCATTGCTCTCCTTGTTTCTTAGAGTACTTTCCTTGCCTTAAAATCTAGACCAGCGTATTGTCCATACTCACTAAGCGTTCGTACTGAACCTAATTCCTTTGGTCCGATGATTTCTTTATCGAATATCTCAAAGACTAACTTCTTAGATTCAGCATCTATTTTTTGATATTCCTCTGGGAAGTCTTGCCAAATATGCCTACGCCAGTTCTTCTGGAATGGTGCTGAATGATCATAGTAAAGATGATAGATATATTGCTTGTCTGGCAGTAATAGGTCAAAGCCGTTAGTAAATGCTCTAGCTGCGGTGAGTATCTCTTCACCCCAGAACATAATCTTCTCATTAAAGCCAAGTTCTGCATAGGCTCCAGTGCTGAATATAAACCCAGCAGAGATAGATTTATTCTTGCCAGTTCCTTTATGTGCTACAGCCCGCTGATGCGGGATAAGGCTTTGTTCAAACTGTCCAGTATTTTCTTGAAAACAAACCTCAGTTACAGATCTATCAAACTCGCATCGTTCTTGAAGGTTACTATCGTAAGTATACGATGCAGGATAGGCGCTGATAAGAGGCTTGTCAGATTCTGCTTGCTTGATATTACGGACAAGTTCATCATCCCAATGTGGGTAGAATCTAGTATGAGAATCTACCTGCAGATAGTAGTCCTGCCCGTCATATAGTTTATTTGCTATAGACCTAGAGATGCCTACTCCGATGTTCTCTGGAGCCTTGCTCTCTTTGATTTTAGTATTGGGTACCAGCGGCAGGAATATCTGATTATCTTCTCTGAAATTGTTATGTATCCCAAAACAAATCTGATGTTTACCGCTACTCTTATTGACGCAGTCATAGACTGTCTTAGCCAATTCAAAGTCGTGATATGAGGCTATCTGTACAAATATCGAAGCCATTACCACTTACCTAGTGGACAGGTAGCATCCTTTAATTTAGTTTTGGCATACATAAAACAGCCACACTTTTTGCAGGTTGAGGTTAGTTCTACTATTTCAGGACATTCCTGACATATAGCAAATCTCCTTGCGGTCTCTTCTTTAGACGCACGAGGAGCGCCATTTATCATATCCCAGGGTTTAACATCTGCCATAAATAAATACTAGCAGGGTATTATACTTGGGTAACTTGGGTATCCAGTTGATGAGCAGGTTGTTGTGTAAGAATCGCATACGTAATTTGATACATCAGATTCGCTTGTCCATCTATCATAAAAGAAGTTCCCATACGCATCTCTAAATGTAGAACTGCAGTACCACGTAGTTACTGGTGGTGCTGTAGTTGTAGTAGTTGTAGTAGTAGGAGCAGCAGTTGTTGTAGTGGTTGTTGTTGTAGGCGCGGCTGTAGTAGTGGTCGTGGTGGTAGTGGTAGTTGTAGTAGTTGTTGTGGTGGTAGTGGTAGTACCAGTTATCTTAGGCTTACTGATAATACCCAGTAGGCTGACATCCACTATGAAAGATCTCCTACTACAATAAAGCTATTTGATGCAGTACAGATAATTGCACCAGTAGAATACTGTGCTCGTAGGTTAAGTCCTGGAGTTCCATTAAGGGTAGTTCCGCTGGCTGTAAAAGCACAAGCGCCAGCTCCAATGCGTGCTACATATACTACATCTCCAACAGAGAAGACCCCTGAAGGAACTGTGACATTTGCGGTAGTAGCAGAATTGATAGTAACTAACTTGTTCTTATCTGTAGCGGTTAGAGTATATGCAACAGTCTGTGCATTGATAGCAATAGTTACTACGGGTGTTGAGATAGTTGGAGCAGTAATAACCTTGTTAGTCAAAGTCTCACTACCTGCCAAGGTAGCAAAGTCTGCATCGGATAGAGCAGTATTAAACTGAGCAATAGTTCCTGTAAGGGTATTACTGCTTAGGTTGACAGTCTTGTTTGTCAAAGTTGCTGTACCTGCAGCAGTGATAGAGGCATCTACCCCAGATGTGTAGTAATCTAAATCGTTAGAGGTTAGAACGTGCTTAACTGTAGCGCCAGCAGAATGTGTTGTTGCTGTCGTTCCTGCTTGTCCACGAACAAGGCTGGTCAACTGCGAGCCTGATGTGGCTCGTACAAAGATAATCTCTTCAGAGGCTGTATCAGGATCTACAGCGATAGTGAACTGGTCTACGTTACCTGCAGCAAGGGTGACACCACCAAGGAGCGCTGTAACTGCAGCAGTATCAGCCAGTGTGATAGTGGTATCAGCAGCGCCCATAGGCGAACTGATTAACTGCTCAACGGATATGGATGAGTATTTTCTGGTCATTTATTTCCCCTTAGCGGCTATAGTGAAGTCGGATTGGGTTCTTGTCTGCCAACTTCAATGATTCTTCGTTGAGTCTTTGTTGGAATAGAGCAAATACATAACGGCTTGCATTGGTTCCAGCACCTGATGGAATCTTAGAATCCATCGTATCTGCCTCTGCAGAGGTAAGGTTGATACGTCCTGCATCGATAAAGGATAGTAGTCGGTAGCAAGCTCCGTAGATAACTACATCTTCGCACGTTACTGGCAGCCCTGTAGTATCAACAAAGTCATCACCATTATTCACCAGCGGTGATGCCTGCTTGGTATAAAAGACTTGGACAGTTCTACCTGGCTGTATGTTCTCGTAGATGTTAATGGTATTACCTGTTGGAAACGCTGTGGTATTGGCAAATGAATCACCTCTCCAGCGGTTAATAGGTAGCCATTCAAGGCTTGAACCTGTGGTCTGCCACGAGGCATAGAGCACTGTTTCAGTATCAGCAGGTAGAGCATATGTTGTCTGACTTGCATTAAAGGTAAAGGTTGTACTACCTACTCCCCAGAGCTTAGGGAAGAATGAGTTGATAGTATCGTTGATAGCCTGCTTGATAGTCTGACGAGGAAATGTAGGAGCTAGATAGACTGGAGCATACTGAGCGTGTGATGCTGCAGTAGTTCCAAGATAACCTCGACCAAAGCCACCAGGAATAGCGTTCATTGTTGCTGATGCCTTATCAAAGTTATCAATCCAGATTAGTTCATCATCAATCTCGATGACTCCCTTTGCAAGGTTACTTGATGAACCGACAGTGACGGCAGTATCATCTGCATCAATAGCACTGGCTAGATAGGTAATGCGGTCTTGGCGTAGGGTGAATCCCTGCAGGTTACTTCGGACGCTCGTTACCAGATCGCTGAAGTTTGCCATCTATTTTCTCCTTAAAGATTTCAAGGTTGTTCTTTAACTGCTCGTCATTCGGAGACAGTTCTACTGCTTTCTTTCCATACTCATATGCTTCTTCATACTTGCCTAGTCTCCACGCAGATACTGCGATAAGGTCATAGGGCATATGACCCCACGCCCATTGCTCTGTGAGGAAACCTGTATCACGCTGTGTAGCTTCTAGGGACTTATGTGCAACAAGGTTGCACTCTGCCCATCTCTGATTTCTGTAATAATAATTTGCTAGAGCCAAGATAGATTCTCTGGAAGGATGCTCTTCCATAGCCTTGAGTAGCCATTCTTCTTCTTGTCCTTGGTCACACTTAGCCATCATTCTCATAGCAAAGGAACGCTCTGCAGGAAACTGGGATACCGCTAGGTATCTATCAAGTGTCTCTTTAGCCTCGACTAACTTCATATTCCCGAAGTATTCTCGTGCTAGATAGTAGAGATTTCTTGAATCAGGGTTTTGCTCTACTGCCTTGATAAGCATCGGTAGATAGTCTCTAGGCTTATCTCCGTCAGGTAAGTGATGTGACTCAAACTTATAGACCTTACGAGTCTCAGTACCGTCATAACATTCTAAGACTTCGTGGATGGGATATATCCATCTCATACCATTACGGCGGTGGATTCTAAAGCCATTAAACTCTGTTACTGGTTTACCGTCTGCATCCCAAGCAGTAATGAATCTATACTCAGGACGATCTGTGCCATCTCTAAAGGCCTTCTGCAGTTGCTCATACCAACCAGGTAGCATAATCTCATCTAGGTCCATCGCCACGCAGTAGTCCACATCTTTAGGAACTAGCGCAAGGCTGGCATTTCTAGCATCATCAAATCGCCAAGGCTCTATATGAATCTGATGAACAGTGATACCAAGGCTCTTGGCTATCTCTATCGTATCGTCAGTAGAACCAGTATCTACTAGGATATGATGGTCTGCCTGCTTGGTGCTTTCATACCAACGCTTGACGTGTTTAGCTTCATCGCGGCAAATGCTATATAACGCGATTTTTGCTTTACTTTTTGGAGGCTTGATTGATTTGCTTAAGTTTTTTTTCTTTCCCATAAAGCCCGATTATCTCATATGCCCAGGCTATCTTG